TTAACGGTGTTTCAAACGTAAATGTAAAAGCACTTTGACCAGCCACTGCTGTTACTACAAATCCCTGCGCTCCCGCGTAATATTGTGCATTAGTTTCGGTGATTAATCCACCACTTGGCATTGGCATATCTTATTGTTTTTCGTTATTATCTTGACTAGCAACTTGTTGTGAAGCTGCTTGTATTATAGTTGGATCTTGAAGTATTACTCCTGAGTAAGCTAGTATTCTTAATATTAACTCATCTTGTTCTGTTTGATCTAATTCAAATTGAACTGAAGATGATTGTTGATATAAATATTGACCTTGTGCACCATTGGTAAAATTCCAAACAACATCTTTAGGTTTTGCTAAATACGATATACTTATGTCAGACTTTAACGAGTTTGGATATATTTTTACAATATTATTCTCATAAGTATATAATGGAAATTTTTCTGTAGGTTGAGTTAAAGGGGAAAGTATTAATTGTTTTAACTCATTTTGTTGAGTGTATTGACCAAGATCATAATCTTTATAAAATACGCTACCTAATCTATATAAAACATCATTGCCTATACCAAGTGTTCCAACAACAACTGGATTAGGAGCATTAACAATAGAACTATTAAAATCTGTAAAATCTAATAAGGGAAAACCACTAACCGTTCCATCATAAGGAATACCTATAGTTCTTTGAAAAAATTGTAATTTTTGCTCAATGTTTTTAATACGATTAGCGTATTCAGTATCGTTTTGTGGTACGCGGTATTGTTGATTCAAATCACTAGCGTATCCTTCAAACATAGATAGTTGAGCCTGAGTTCCAACTTTGTTGAATTCATCAGGTGTTATATAACCTCTTTGTTGTTGATTAAGGATTAGTAGTACTGTTTGATATACTGCGTTAACGTTTACCATTATATTTTTATTTTAATAAAAGGGCGAACGAATCCGCCCTTGTTATTTTATTTTTGTCTTTTTTCTATAGACCTAAATACTTCTACTCCTTCATCTGTTTTAAACCACGCAGCTATAGCTGAGTATGGGTTTTCCTCAAAAGGAATATTCATTAATTTTCTATCATTACTTGACCAGTGTACTGTTCTTTGATCTGGAGATATTCTAATAATATCTGCTTCTACCGCGTTAATCGCGAAGTTTCTCAATTGAACGTTTTCATCTGCAGCTAATGATATAAACAACTTAGGATTAGCCTTAGCTAATAATAATAAATCTCTTCTTAATTCTTTAGAAGACATTTTATTTACTTTTGAACCATGTTCTACCCTTACAATTGCTTCTGCCATATCTACATCCATTGATCTAGCCATGTTTAAAGCTTCTATTTCCCACTCTATATTTGCGATTTCATCATCTGCAATTCTTTGTGGAAGTAATTCTTTATATCTAGTTTCTCTCATAGGGTGATATAAAGAAAGAAGTTTTTGTAAAGAAATTCTTTCTTTGGGTACACTTAGTGTTCCATCTCTAAAAGTTATATGTCCTAAAGTTGCTTCTCCTTTTTGTTCATCTACAAAAGGACTTGACATGTTTGTTGCATATCTAAGTTCTCTTTGTTCTCTTGATAAAGAATCATACCAAAGAAGCGCATGTTTTCTAGTATGCTTACTTGGTATTGTAAATGTTAAAGGTTCTTTTTTACCTGTTAGTATATAAGTTCTATCTTTTACTTCCCAGCTTTCTTTAGCTGGTTGTTTTTTAGTTGCTATTGTTTCTTCAACAACAGCTTTTTCTTTTTTTGCCATAATATAATAAAATTAAATAGTTATAAAAGTAATAGTTACCCCCGTTGATATAACGAGGGTAAAAATTACATTAATATTGAGTAATTATACTCCTTTGAATAATACAAAGTTGTTAGCAGCTTGAGTTACTAAACATCTTTCTGATAGGAAGTTAACTTCCATAGCATCAAGATCACTAGTAAATGCACCACCAACAGAACCTGTCAACCAAGATTTCATTCGTCTATCATCTGTTTGTGAAGCTCTATATCTTACGTGTAAGAAAGGTCTTCTGATGTTAGTTCCTAAAATTTGATCGTAAACAGTTGTAGTACCAGCTGGTATTAAAACTCCTTCAATTGAGTTTGGTCCAACTTGCGCACCTCTTGTAGAAGCATCGTTTAAGTATTTCCAATCTGTTTTGTAGAAGTCATAAGAACCTCTTCTGAAACCGCTAAAACCTAAGTTTAACGCCATTTCTTCTGAGTTTTCAAATAAACCAAAAGCAGTACCACCTTGACCTCCTGCTGAAATTGCAGCAAGCATATCATCAAAGTCAAGAGCAGTTTGTCTGTCTAAGAATAACATGTTTTCTTCAATTGCACCTTGAGTATCTAAGTTTCTAAGAATATCATCGAAATCACTGATACCTGTAGCTGCAGAAAACCCAACTTGTACATTACCTCTATCTTCGATAGCAGCAAATAAACCTTGAGTTCCTTTTAAGTTAGCGATAGGAGATACAGCTGCATCTACTAATTCACCTTCTACACACATCATTTCTAAATAATCTTCAAATCTTAATCTCGTTTCAGATTCAGCTTTCAGATACCATAAGTATCCTCCAGTTCCATCTTCAGTTGAAACCTCAACCCAACCAATCTGTGCTGTGTCAGAACCATTTACTACGTATTTGTTTCTGATAATTACAGGTAAGTTAGAAAATTGAGTAAACGCCGGGTCAACACTAATATATCCATCTGGTTGTGTAGCAGCATTGTAGTTAGGAGTAACAGATCCTTTTCTGTACTCAGAACCATATACAAATACTTTTACAACACCAACTAATCCAGCTGCAGCTAAAGTTGCAGATGTATAAGGAGCTATAGTAATAGTCGCACCAGCACCAGCACCAGGAATAGAAGCAGTAACAAGAGCTTTTACTTCGTTACCGAAGTCGTCCATTATTACTACAGTAGAGTTTACAGAAATAACATTATTTACTCCTGCAACCGCACCTGGGTTAAGTGTAATGACACCTGTAGCACTTACAAATGTACAGCCATCATACGCGATATGTAATCTATTTTGTTCGGACCAGATTACTTGGTCACTTGTCATTGGAAGTTCCGCTCCAACCATTCTTAAGAATCCAGATAAGGTTCTATTACCATATCTTTCAACTTCAGCTTCGTAGATCTCTGGTAAATACTGATTCGCAAAAGATTGGAAATCAGCAGCAGCAGGATCTGTCCACTGTAAATAGTTAGTTTGTAGGACTTCTTGAGTTTGACTAGGTATTATCGAGCCAAACTGGGGATTTAAAGCCATATTTTTAAATTTTAATTGTTAAATGTTCGTTTTTTGATTTTTAGTTTTGATGAATCTGCTCCACTAATAGCTTTTACTTTAAACCCTCCTACAAAGACGTCCCCACTGGCAACTTGCCTTGGCGCATCAGTACTTGGATTTTTAGATTGTTGAACAATGTCTTTAACACCATCCGCTTTACCTTGCTCATAAAAATGAGAGGCAAGTTTATCAGTATTCATCGCAGCATATAAAGCTTTATGATAACCGGCAGTATCTGTTATTTTACCTTCTTTGTCTAAAAATCTTCCTACAAAGTTGTTAATATCAGACTGGTTTTCGGCTATTGTTACAGGATCTTTTACTTTGTATCTAAATCTCTTATCACCAACGTTGTATTCGAAACCTTCGAAATCATTGTTTAATATTTGTTTAGTACGATTTTTAAAATCTTCCTGTGACAGCTTTATTTCTTCTTGCTGTTTATTATAACGATTGAAAAAATCCGTAGCTTTTTGTTGATCTTGTGTTGCTCCTGGCCTATTTTTAATTTCAGCATAGTATTTAGTTTTTTGATTTTCTAAATCCTTTTTAGCGTTAGCAACAGCTTCTTTATAAGCTAGTTTTTTTCTACGTATTTCTTTTTTCTCATCTAATTCTTCATCAAACTCATAGTCTTCCATAATGAGACTAATATCTTCTGAATCTAAATGAGGTTTGTTTTTTCTTAAATATTCATGTAGTATTTGATTATTATCAAATTTTGAATAATCTTTATTTAATTCTACATAATCCTCAACGGTTCCACCGGTTTCTTTCATAAATGTAACTAATTTTTCTACATTTTCTGGAAGTTCAGGTGTTTTAATTAATTGAGGTTTTTCTTTTTGTTGTTTAACTTCTCCTTTAATTTCTTCAATTACTTGGATTGGAGAATCTTCTCTATCATTTGTATCGCTGATCCGTACTTCTTTGTCCATTTCTCTGCTAGCTTCGGGTTTGTCGCCCATAGATATTTCCTCTGTTTTTCGCTCTTGAATGGCATTTTCTTCTGGTTTTTTAGTTAAATCAATTTTTGGAGTTTCTACCTTTTCTTCTATAGGTTTTTTTATCTCCATTTTTACAGGCGTGTTATCAGTTTTACCTAAATCTTTAGCCTTTCTTTTAGGTTTTATTTTACCTTTTAAAGTAAATTCACCTTCTTGTTTGACCTGTACGGCCGCTTTTGTTTGTGACATAATAAAATATAATTAAATAATTAATACTACTGGATTTGAGAATCATTTATATCTCTAGCTACTCCTTGAACTTCAAAGTCTATTGGTAAAGAATTATTTTTTCTTTGACTTATCATTTCGCTTTGCTGAGATCCAGTTATTCTTGTTCGTTTATCTTTACGATTTTCTATTTCAGATTCTTTTGTTGTTTCTTTTTGCATTTTAATTTGCTCTAGCTGTAACTGATAATTAAATTCTTCAGCCATAAGTTGACGTTTAATTTCAGCTTCAGTTTGCATTCGCTGTATTTCAAACTGTGACTTAGCTTGCTCAAGATTAACCTGTTCAGATGTTAAAGCTTGTTGTTTTTGAACTTCAGATTCAGCCGCTGCCTGTTGCGCTTGTGTGTTTAATTGAGATTGTTGCTGTGCTTGTTGTGCTTGCATAGCTTGTTCTCTTTGTTGTTTACGTTTACGTTTTTGTTTTAGCATTTGATTAGCTAATTTTAGATTACGTATTTGGCGTATATCTATAGCGTCTTCTAAATCAATACCTCCACTACTTAATGCTACTTGTACGTTTTGTTCTAGTTGAGCTTTTTGTTCTTCATCTGGCTCTAAATCTAAAAATATTCCAAAATCATGCAAATTTAATTTATCTATTTCTTCTAATGTCATTGAATTAAAAGAAGTAATGCTTTGTTTTAAAGAGTTTCTAGTTAAAGGAAATGCTAACATATCCCCTACT